CGAAAGAAATTTCGATCAATTCATACCAATTTATTATAGAGATATAATGAGTTGGCTTGGATTACCTTTATCCCGATTCGGGATGAAGAATATATGGAGATTAAGTAAATCTTTGAATAAACGGTTTACTACTCGAGGTATTAATCAAGTCATTTTGACTATGAAAATAGATTCGATAGTAATTCTTCAATTCTTAGCTGGTACACCTATGACTACAACCCAAGGGTTGGGCCAGAGAGTGAAACTAGTTAACGGACTTCCAGCGCATTTACCTTCTTATTTCAGAATGTTTATACGAAATGGAGATACCGCCAAAATTAGAGTTCTTAATACTCTCTTCAATGCCTTTAAAGGCTTTGCTGGGAAATATAAGGATCCTAGTTTTGAAAGTATTGAAGCACCTAGATTTAAACGACCTTTAATAGACAGTGCCTCTGACTTACAATCACTTGATAGTAAATTAGAGAAATATCTGCCTTTTTCCCTTCAATTATTTGAAGATTGGAGAGAAGTAGATGTTAAAGTGCCTAAATTTTGGAATCGTTTTAATCCTTTTGGTTTAAAACCACAACTATTCGCAGGAGCGGAAGAGATACCAATGCCATTAACAGCTGGTCCTAATTCGAAAATTTCGTTTTTAGGGGCTGCATGGGATAGTATTGCTATTCTAGTAGGGCGTAAAGTTCCTTTATGGGATTTACATTCTGCTATGGAAAGCCACCTTATGAAAGAGACCGGTTATAAAGCCAGTAACTTCCAAACTGTTTTTCCTCTTTTACAAGAAACTTCTCAACGCCTACTTAAAGAAATTAGTAGAGGTGAGGTACCTTATTCGGCATACGAATCATTATCTATCTCAAAAGAGAAATATGATGGTCCGTTACCGGAAAAAGGGAAACCCTTAACTTTAGACTATGTGGTTAACCACCTAGTTCCAAGATTAAGAGTTGGTAAAGTTTCAACTAAATTAGAGGCTGCAGGAAAGGTGAGAGTCTTTGCCATTTCCGATTATTGGACCCAATGGATGCTATTACCTCTTCATAATTCTATTTTTAAAGTATTGAAATCACATCCTTGTGATGCAACCTTTAATCAACTTGGTAAAGTTGAAGAATTTTCTAAGAGAAAATATTCATTCATTGCTTCATATGATCTTAAGTCAGCCACTGATTTAATACCCATTCAATTATATGAAAAGGTTATTAGTCATTGGACATGTCCTGAGTTCGCTGAAGCTTGGGTTAAAGTATTAACCAATCGTGGTTATGCTTATTCCTTCACGGGAAGCAATAATGTAAGACAATCAAGAGATCTTTACTATACTAGAGGTCAACCTATGGGGACATTGTCCTCATGGGCTACTTTAGCAATAGTTCATCATTTCTTAGTATTCTTAGCGGCTGAAAGAGCTGGTAAGGATTATTTCTTAGATTATCTCGTGCTTGGGGATGATATCGTTATTGCAGATGCTAGTGTAGCTAAATGCTACACTGAAGTGTGTAATGAATACGGA